CGGACGCTAGGCCAGTGATCTGTTGCGAGACGCCGATCTCGCCAGCACCGCCTGTTGCCGCATCCCATTCGTTGGGGTCACCCACGCCGGAGTACTGCAAGGAGCCGGCCTCAAATCCGAGCATCAGGTGATTGGCATGGATGCCGATGTATTTTGCCCCCGAAGGCGCCTGATCCAGCACCCGGAAACTACCGTCGGCCTTGATCTCAAACGGCTTGCCGCCGCCGACGCCATAGACTGCCCGCCCGCTGCTGGTCGCGAGGAAGTTGCCCTCGACCGTTTCATGCCGCCCTGCGGCCAATACGCCGCTGGTGTCGGTGACAACGGCCCAGCTTGAGCCATCCCACCGATAGAGGGTGGCCGCTCCGCCCGAACTGTCCTCGCGGATCGCATAGAAGTCGTCAAAGAACGTGAACACCCCGAGCACCGGGCCTTGGCCTGGCAGGGTTTCTCCGATCTGCTCGTAGCCTTCAATGCGCCGGTAGCCGCCTGTCACTGGGCACTCGTAATTGACGGCGAACAGGCACCGACCGGGCTCGACCTGCCGAACCGGCGTGGTCAGATCAATGCCACCACCAAATGGGATGTAGGCGGTACTGGTCATGCGAGCGGCCCCTGCACGGTGACGTTGGGGAGCTCGCGATTGACCATTTCCTGATAGACGCCGGCGAAGTTGTTTCGGCCCTGCTGCACCACCTCGGGGGCGTTCTCATAAAGCCCGTACTGGATCATCGCAGCGTAGACAATCGCGTCGTGATAGACCGCCGGGCAGCGCGGCACGTCGCTGTTGCTCGCAAGGGTCTGAGGCGTGCGCCAATACTCGAACGTGAGCCGAGCGCCGACAGGCGGCTCGGACTCCAGGTAGAGCAAGCCATCCGGTGCGATGGATGCGATGCGGGGCTCGCGCACATTGGTTGAGTCCCGATAGTCGGACCGAAACCGCTCCCACGGCAAAAGGGAGACAATGGTCTTACCAATGCGCAACGTCTGCTCGTCGATAACGGACAGATCTTGAGGCAGCGCAAACTCGCGGAACTCGGGCGATAGATCCACCTCGCCCGTGGCCCAGGCAAACCGCCAGCGCTCATGACGCTGCTGGATGCGCAACCACTCGCCGCGCACCCACTCCACCAGCCGCGCCGACTCGCCGGTCTGGCCTTCGACGTTGGCCGGGCCCGTGCCCGCGGCGCCGACCTGGCGCCGGAGCGATTGGCAGAGCTCGAGGAATGTCACGCCCGAACCTCACGATGGATCTGGAACGGGTAGGCATGAACCTCCTGGCGCTCCATGTTGCTCGGGTCGTAGACGTACTGCACCGCGTGATCAAGCACCTCAACCACGGCAGCCGGGACGGTGACCTTCTGCCCGCGCTTGATGACATAGTTGTAGCCATTGACCGATACCGGGACGGGCTGCTTGTCCTGACTGTCCTGAGCGATGCTGATCTCGTACTTGATCTCGCCCTTCGTGGTCAGATCCGGGCCCTCGGTGATCTCCGGCGTTGGCTCGCCCAGGTGCGTGCGAATGCGCTCGGCGAGCTTGGCGTCGGTGATGTTTGAGCGGAACTCGATGCCGAGATCAGCGGCGGTCGTCTCCAGATCCTCGCGGCTCATCTCGCTGACGTTGATTTCGGACATTGCTGTTTCTCCATGTCGGAAATGAAAAGCCCCGCTCAAAGGCGGGGCCGGGGGATATTGGGATAGGCCGGAGCCTATTTTTTCTTGGCGGTCTTGGCCGATCGTTTGAACGCTTTGTCCGTTGGCCGCCCTGCTTCACCCTTGCGAGCCATGCGCTCATTGGAGCCGTTTTTGATCCGCTCGCGCTTCTGGTGAATGTTGGTATACAAACCGTCTTTAGCCATCAGGCACTCCAATCAGAACGGCGCCACCCGCTTGGGGCAGCGCCGTTGCCGGCCTACTTACGAGAGATCGCTGGCCGCGACCTCCAGTCGATGGGTCCAGGATTCGTTGAGAATCTTGGCCACGAAGTAGGTTTTCCAGCCGACCGAGCCCTTCTGCCCAAGCGGGTCGCCGCCGCGCGGGGTGTCAGGATTGAGCACCTTCGGCGTGATGGCGTTGGCCCCCTTGAGCGGGATCAGCCCGTAGGCGTCCTTGGCCACATAAACGACCGGGTAGACGTCGACGTTGCTGCCGTCGTTGACCATGCCGTTGGTGGTCGAGGAGCCCGCGCCCTCGTAGTTGTCGAGCACCGGGGAGAGGACATAGCGCACGTCCTCCACCTTGCCGATCTCATGCGGCAGCGCGTCCATCGAGCCGTACTGCTCGGTGGGCGTGAAGCCCGGAAGATCGCGGATGTCCGACTCGAGATCGGTGTGGGCGAACGCAATGAACGCCGGCGCCACGGGGACCGTCTCGTAGTTGGGCGAGGCGGCAACCATGTTGGTCACCTTCTTGCCGCGGTTCGCCTTGATCGACCGGGTGATGGCCCGCTGCTTGTCGAGGCTGATCGGCGTGTTCACGTCCGAACGGCTGGTGCCGTTGGCATAGAACACCGAGGTTCCGGCCCGGAGCGCGCCCCAGGTCTGGATCTCGACCGTCTCGGCGGCCTGCTCGCCGCACAGCATCGAGGCGTCCGAGAGCACCGGGTCCTCGGCCAGGTCGTTGACCACATCGGTGATCTCGACGAAAGCACCCCACTGATCCAGCTGTACCTGAACGTCCTCGTACTGCATCTGCTGGGCGGTCGGGGTCGTACCCTCGGTGAGCGCCGTGCTCAGCCCGCCGAACGGGACCGGACGCCGGAACTTGACGGTATCGGCCTTATTCTTCGGCAGCGGCTTGGACAGGCCAAACTTGGAGAGAACAAGGATGGGCTCCGCGTGCTGGAGCATTTCGGTTGCGGCCCACGCAGCGGTACGCTGCGAGATAGTGCCGTAAGTCGTGGTCGCCATGGTGTATTACCTCTTTTTGGCGTAGTGATTGAATGCAGCCTCGAAGTCCTCCGGCGCTCCTGCCTTCGGCGCACCCCCTCGGCGGGGGACGCTTTGAGCGGAGGCCAGACGCTCCTGGCGTCGATCTGGATTGCTGGCAGCAGCCTCGCCACCTGCCTGCGACTTGTAGAGATCCATCAACGCGGCGGCTTCCGCGGCGTCATTGGATTCGGTCAGTCGACGCAGTGATTCCGGCTGCTGGTTTAGCCATTCAGTAAACGCCGGCGCAGCGACCACCTCTTGCCAATCAGGATGGCGGGCTTCTAGCGCGCTCACCTGAGTCTTGAGGTATTGGCTCTGGGCCTGTTCCTGGATGGGTTCCACAGCGGTCTGGAGCTGCTCCAGCCGCTGCTCGAGTTGCGCCTGTCGCTGCCTGTCGGCCTCAAGACGCTGGGCCTCGGCGGACAGTCTGGCTTCAAGCGCTTTTGCGACCTCGGGGAAGTCCTGTTTCAGCGATTCCCAGTCCTCGGAGCCAGCCGCTTCGGCCGCCTCCTGACGCTTCTGGTCGTCGCTGACGTTGGATTGCCCCGCGGGTGCCTGGGTCTGCTGCAGTTGGGCCTGCAGCTGATTGATCTGTCGCTGGTACGCGCCAAGGCGGCCGCGCTGGCTGGCCTCGGAGTGCTTGAGCTTCTGGTTTTCGGCCTCAATCGCCGCCAGCCGCTTGGCAAGGTCCTCCTCGCCCGGCTGCTCGGCTGGCTCCTGCTCGGCCTCCGGTGTCTCGGCTGTGTCATCAGCCTCCGGGGCGTCGTTGCTCACCTCGCCGGTGGCGTACTCAGCGAATGCAGTCTCGTATTCGTCCTCGGACTGCGGCTCATTGTCGAGCGGCTCGTCAGTCATTGCGGATCTCCTTGGATCGGCCATAAAAAAACCGCCTCAGTGGGCGGTTTTGCGGTAGATAGGGAGTCGATTCAGCCAAACAGCCGATCGACTACCCGTTGTTGCTCGTCCTCGCTCATGTGCTGCCAGTTGACGATCTCCTCAATGCGCCGCCCGCAGCCCGCGCAGACATCGTCCTCGATGCGGCAGACGTTCACGCAGGGGGAGTCAGCCATTGGCAAGGTCCAGCAGTTCGTCGATCGCCTGAATGCGGCCGCGGATACGTTCATCCTGCTCGGGGTACGCCCCGCCAATGAGGCGCTCCACTTCGCCGTCGCGCTTGTTTTGCGCCCATTCCAGAACGGCCTGCCAGGTGGATGAAGTGCGGTCAATGTGGTGCATGACGCTCCCGTCTATCAAAATTGCTAGATACGGCTATCAACCGTAGCTATCAAACCCCATGGACTGATTGCGCTCTCGCGCCGCCCGCTCGGCCTGCTTGTCGGCGAGCTCGGCAGCGGCCTTGTCGCGCTCGGTCTGCATCTTGGCAGCGGTCTGCTCACGCTGGGCTTGCAGCTCGGCGGCGGTCTTTTGCATTTCCGCCTCCAGCTTCTGCGATTCCAGCCCGGCCTTTTGCTCCAGCTCCGCTAGGGTGACGCCCTCCTTGAGCGCGATCTCAAGCCGTGCCTTTTCCTGCTCGGTCTGCAGTTGAGCGGCTTTGTGCTGCTGCTCGAACTGCTGCTGCTGGGATTTGAGCTGCATTTCCTGCGCGGACTTCTGGGCGTCGAGCTCGGCCTGCTGCTGCTTGAGCTGCTGTTCGGCCTGCTTGATCTGCAGCTCCTGCATTTTGAGCTGCGTCTCGGTGTCGGGGCCTTGCTGCTCTTGCTGCTGCTCGAGCTCCTCGTCGTCGATCGTGACGTTATCGGCGCTCACCGACATGGTGCGCAGGATCTCTTTGTACATGGCCTGCCAGTCGGTCATGCGGGCGAACTCGGGATTCGAGCCGGCGAGCTGGGCGAGCATCATGAGCTTTTCCTGCTGCTCCTCGCGGGCGATCAGCACCGACGTGCCCTTGGCGACCGTGTCGAAATCCCCCTTGATCTCGGGGCGATCGGTGTAGGCCATGTGGAAGTCATAGAAACGGCGCACCGTTGGCACCGTGACGCCATCGTCGAAGTTCTTCACCGCCGAGCGCAGGACGATGTTGGAGTTGTTCATGAGCATCTGCATGCCCGTTGCGGTCGACGCCCCCGGGCCCCCGCTTGTGCCCTCGCCCTGGAGCAGGATCGGCAGATTGGTCTCGGTGTCGGCGAGCTGCTGCGCCATCTGGAAAATGGCCGACAGGTCGCCCTGATTGGAGTTGATGTTGTAGACGCCGAACGCCTGATCGACCGGGACGTCACCCGTCGCCTGCCAGACCTTCATGCGGTTGATCTGCCAGTCCCCGTCAGCGGGCGTGACAGCCCGCTTGTTGACAATGATCTGCGGGCCTGCCGAGACAGCCGCGTTATCCATCATCATCCGCCAGGCGGCGTTGGTGACCTTCTGCGGCTGGCGCATGAGATAGGGCACGCCAAAGCCGAAGATCGAGCTGCCATCGGCCTCCCAGTTGAAAACCGAGTAGGGGATCGCGCCTGAGTCGAGCGGGTTGAGGCTCGCCTTGACCACCTTGTTGCCCACCATGAGCACCGAGCCGGTGTACTCCACCAGCGGGTCGTCATCGACTTCGACGCCCGCGACTCGGAGCTCGTCTTTATCGAGCGGCCCCCAGTACTCCCACAGCTCCCAGCGCTTGGCCGTGGAGACCGTGTCGACGCCGGTGATCTCGCGCAGCTCGTCGCGCCGATCGTTGGCGATGTGACCCTGACTGTCCTCGTCCTCCATCGCCTGACGGAGCTGGTCGAGCATTACACCCGGCAGCTCAGCGAGTTCGCGCAGCTGCTTACGATTGATCAACTTGCGCTCGAAAACGAACTCGGCCTCGTCCATGCTTTGAGCCGACATATCCGGGAAGAAGTCCCACGGGTCCACCCGCTCCACTGAGGGCCGGTATTCCTGCTGGATCTCAAGCGCGGACTGACCCGTCTGCGGATCGGTGCTCCATGCCTGACGGGTGCGATTGACGATCGTCGGCCCTTTCAGAACGCCCGTGCCGTAGATACAGGCGTCCTCGATAATGTCGCGGGTGTGCGCGTAGTACCGCGCCTCCTCGAAATCGTCGGCGATTTGCTCCTCCATCGCCCGCGCCGCCTCGTCCGCGCCCTCTTTGGCCGCCTGCTTTTCCTCGTCCGGCACCAGCGCCGAGGTCTCGGGAATGGGTGTGGGCTTGATGCCGTAGTTACGGTCATCAGCGGGCAGGAGCATATCCGCGAGCCGCGAGATTGCCGCCCGGGTTTTGTTGCGGGTGATGTTGACGTAGACCGAGCTGCGGCCCTCCATGCGGTCCAATTCCTGCGGCGTATACTCGCCGTGGTACTGACGCAGGTCAGCGAGCGAGCGCGTTTCGATCATCTG